GGGATGATGGCTGCAAAGAGCGAGAACACGAAACCTGGAAAGAAATGCCGAGAAACTTGGTCAGCTGACGATATCACAAGGGAAGCCACTTCTTGCTATGACAGGTGTGCCATGCCCATGGCGCTCTTGTACGATGCAGCCACAATCAGAAAGCCCGACTACGTAGTACAAAGGCAGTTCGACAGAATTTGCGAGATAACTAGACCAGGCAGCAGGAGCAACATGATCATCATATCAAATGATGTATCTGGGTGGAGCCCCAATGGCGACAGACATGGGTGGGCCCTCCATCATGATTACATAATGAGAACTACACAGGCCCCGAAGGACTTCAACCTGACTGAGATATGGGAAGACATGAGCGCAGTTATCAGTAAGAGAGGATATATCAACAGCATCCCCCTCAAGACGGGCCTCTTCCAGGGCTGGACGGGCACAATGGACACCCTGTACAACGTGCATTGCAGCCTTTATAGTGTGAGGATGTCAAAAAGAAGGGGAGTGCTACAGGATGAGGATGCTGCTATATGTGTAGGTCTAATAGACGACGCATGTCAAGCCATCAAGCTGCACGGGAACGCACAGCAGCAGGCTAGAGCAGCAGAAGAACACTTCAAAATCACACAAGAGACATGGAAAAATGCAGCAGCAGTGATTGATTTCGTAAAGACAATGGTGTCTACCGTTAAGTTCATATTCCTGAACCGATTCCACTGTGAAGGTTCTGAAGTACAGATCCCCATGAAAGTTTGGGCAAAAGCAGACAAGGAATGGAATAGAAGGTTCGCATCAATCCACTCCCAGTTCGACACAATAATGGGCTCCTTCCTGTCTTCCGTGAATAAGGGGGCAGACCCGGCAGCAGCCTACATGTTTGCCCTGCACAAATGTGTATATCTGGCCATAAAGACTAACAATCTGGTCGCATCAATGGATGGGTTTGGTACAATAAATGCAGCATTGGCACCCAGGTCTCTCGGCGGATGGGGAATCCCAACATTCATGGCGTGGCTGTCTCAGGAGAGCAAGGACCCCCTGGCCGCTTATGTGTACACAATTTGCTCACTGGTCGACAACCTGAAGATCACCAACCCGAATCATGTTCTCCTTGTCAACTTTTATGGGGTCATCAAGCAGCCGTTACGGCAAATGAACGCAGACGACATAACAGGTGCACCGAGGTCCGTCAAGGCCGCATCAGTAATTGACCCTACTGCCAAGATAATGAAAGTCATCAAGGATGGGATGAAAAAGAAGTGCAAAAGCCCTATTTTCAAGACAATGCTCGGAGTAGGCATGAGCAGGGACCTGAAGGCTGCTGTCCTTAACGTACTCAAGGCATGTAATTGGGACGCATCAATTCTGGAGCTAATAGGGCAGACGCTGCCGAGCGCCCATGCAGCCGCCCTGGTTGACCGAGCATACAAAAATGAGATGGTTTCCCAACTGTTCCCAATGGCTGTGAGGTCACGTTTGTCTAGGGTCCTGAAAGCTGCGAATGCAAGGTCCCTGACACATACAAGATACTTGAGTGGGACTCCAATTCACATAGACCCATGCAGGGTGAACGCATACGACATTACATTTGAGATTAGAC